TAACCTAAGAAAAGGAGTTACGGATATGGACATGATCGAAATTCAGCTTCAGGATCAGTCGGGTAACTGGCGTACGTATTCGTATACTCAGAATATTCCTCTCTTGTATCGAGATGGGATGCGTCAGCTGCAGTGGCAGTTTCCGGAAGCTCGGATCCGTGCAGTTGATTCTAATGGTCGAGTTGTCGACATCTTTTAATAATGGAGAAGTATATAATGGTTGCTAGCATTAGTAAGGTTGAGAAGGTTCTTGAGGCTCTAGTTGGTCGTGGCGAGCAGCTTACTGCTGCGCAGATTAAGACTCGCTACGGTGTTGCTAATCCGCACGACGCTGTTTATCAGATCCGTCAGATGGGTTATGCGATCTATCTAAACGAGCGCAAGAATTCAAAGGGCGAAACTGTCGCTAAGTATCGTGCAGGTACTCCTAGCCGCAAGCTAATTGCTGCAGGTTATCGAGCACTGGCCGCTGGTCTCTAACTAAATAGAGGGCGGTCCTAGTGGCCGCTCTTTTTATGTGGGTGTGTGTCCGGAATTGGTTACGGCGAGGTCTGCAAAACCTTTTTATGTGGGTTCGAGTCCCATCATCCACTCCATAACACTTAGACAGGTACAGGCTCGTGCGGGCGAGGATCCGGTAAAACTGACGCCCAAACCTTGTGTTCCAAGGACTTATGCTCTGGATTGCAACCATCATAATGCGGAACATAGTAAACCTGTATCTTTCTAAGTGTTATGCTTCCTTAGCTCAAAGGTAGAGCAATCGCTTGATAAGCGATAGACGTTGGATCGATACCATCAGGAAGCACCATGCTGTAGTAGCTCAGTTGGTAGAGCAACTGATTAGTAATCAGTAGGTCGGGAGTTCGAATCTCTCCTACAGCACCAGTTTATGGACCGATAGCTCAGTTGGTAGAGCAGGGGACTCTTAATCCCTTTGTCGTGGGTTCGATCCCCTCTCGGTCTACCATTCAGAAAGAAGTTGACTTTGACTTTCTTTCAGGGTATATTAAGTGTGTAAGTTACGGGGCGGTCTTCTAATTGGCCTAGGAAAACAGACTTTCAATCTGTGCAATGTGGGTTCGAGTCCCATCCGCCCTACCAATATAATGGATCCTTAGCTCAATAGGTAGAGCAAGAGACTTTTAATCTCAAGGTTCAGGGTTCGAGTCCCTGAGGATCCTCCAAGTTTCGGGTGCATACGTAGCCATATACCTATCGTTCTAAATGATAGGACCGGATATATGGTGCAAGTATATACGGCTAATTCACGGCGCTGTAACAAATGTGAGAGAAGAGACGAATGTGTGTCCTCGTCTGCCCGAAAGCTATAATGGCTCGTAAGTCGAATTGGTTAAGACGCTGGCCTGTCACGCCAGAGATAACGGGTTCGATCCCCGTACGGGTCGCCATTCGCCCTTTCCCAACCATACTTTCTGTATGCTGGGACTTGGTTTCTTTTTACTGTTTTGGTCTTACCGTCTTTGACGATCAAGATTTCACTGTAAGTAGGTTTGTTTTTGGGTTTCTTGGTTCTGGTCTTAGCAGTTGCAAGACCGCCTTTTCTTCCTCTCTTAGATCTTTCTTCTTTAGAGAGTTTGTTGAATTTTTGTCTATTTCTGTAGTCTTCTGACTGCCACAGCAGTTTCATAGTTTCTGAAATAGATTGTTTTCTTTTTTCTTCTGAATGTGAGTCTTTCTTGCACACTCTCGGAGAAGAAATGGCTTGGTTATAGAACCTAGGATTAGATACTGCTTTCACTCTCTGAAGAAACTTGGTTTCGTGTTTACGAGCATCTTCGTATGTATCGAACTTTCTTCTAACTTTAAATGAAAAGTTTTCAATACCATCCTCTTGTATGAGGCGATTGATAAGTTTAGAGGAAGAAAAGTAGTCCACTCCAATATCTTCGATGGACGATTTTCTTACTCCGTAATAAATATTACCAGTAGAAATGTGGGTAATAGTGTAAGTATATGCTTTCATTGTATCCTCAATCATCTGCTGCTTAGTATTTATAAGTTTACAAAGTTTGGGCGTGACGCTGGGTAGCGGGGAGGCTCTTATAAAGCCTTTAGCATCAGATGGGTGTTCTTCAGTGGGTTCGAGTCCCACCATGCCTACCAAATTGGAGAGTTGGCCGAGTTGGTCTAAGGCACTTCACTGCTAACGAAGCGTGGGCGAAAGTCTACCGAGAGTTCGAATCTCTCACTCTCCGCCAAAAAAGTTGTTGACTTGTCTGTTAAAATGCGGTAATATTACTAAATAGAATACGTTTCGGGCCAGTAGCTCAGTTGGGAGAGCATCTGATTTGCATTCAGAGGGTCGGGGGTTCGATTCCTCTCTGGTCCACCAAGTTTAAATAAAAATGGAGTGCGTATCTAGTCGGGGATACTAGTCTGGTCTTGAAAACCAGTAGAGCCGAAAGGCCAGGGGTTCGATTCCGCCACCACTCCGCCATTATCAGTGAAGTGTTACGGTAGCACGGCTGTCTCCAAAACAGCAGGCGAGGGTTCGACTCCTTCCACTGGTGCCATTTCGCTGATAGGTCGGCAAGATGTCGAGGCGCTCTCATAAGGCGTTTCAGGTTGGTTTGATTCCAACTATCAGCACCAAGAGTTTTGCGGGCGGGAGGTATAGTATCTCGCTGGTCTCATAAACCAGTAGAAGTTGGTGCAATTCCAACGCTTCGCATCCAATATATTCGGGGTGTAGCGCAGTCTGGTTAGCGTGGCTGGTTTGGAACCAGTAGGTCGCAGGTTCGAATCCTGCTACCCCGACCAATTAGGACAGAGTATGTTAAAGTTACTCGTTGTGTTATGGATATCAATAGGAATCTTAGCATTCCTTTTGAATTTAGGTGATAGATAATATGCGGGATTAGCTCAGTGGTAGAGCAACGCTTTTACACGGCGAAGGTCGGCAGTTCAACCCTGTCATCCCGTACCAATATGCCTCTGTAGTCCAACTGGAAGAGATGCCTGACTTAGAATCAGGAGGTTGTAAGTTCGAATCTTACCAGGGGCACCAATATAGGTCAGTGACGGAATAGGAAGACGTGGCGAGACGCTGTTGTCCATGAATCCGGATGAAAGACAACGAGTAGGTTCGAATCCTACCTGGCCTACCATATAATGCTTCTCTGGTGTAGCTGATGCGCACGCTCGTCTGAAGAACGAGAGGATCTAGTTTAATTCTAGGGGGAAGCACCATGAAACATGTAGGTGGTATTATAGGATCCACAAAACGAGTTGATTTTTATTGCGAAATACCAGTAAGAATAAAAAACAACAATCCTATTAACTGGAAACCTGGCATTTATCTTGTTAAAAGAACATGCTATCCAGTTTTGATTATTGTTCAAGAAAAGCCCTTGTAGCCCAATCGGCAGAGGCAGTTGACTCAAAATCAACAAAGTGTCAGTTCGAATCTGACCAAGGGCACCATGTCTCAGTAGCTCAACTGAATAGAGCATCGGTCTACGGAACCGAAGGTTGAGGGTTTGAATCCTTCCTGGGACTCCAAACATGCGTAGGCGGCAACGACGGTGGTGTTGCGACGGACTGTAAATCCGTTCCCTTTGCGGTAACATTGGTGGTTCGAATCCATCCCTACGCACCAAAATTGTTCGGGGTTAGTTTAATGGTAGAACCGCAGACTTTGAATCTGCATGTCGGGGTTCGAGTCCCTGACCCCGATCCATATGCTGGCATAGTGTAAAGGTAGCACACGAGATTGTGGATCTTGTAGACTAGGATCGATACCTGGTGCCAGTACCAAAAGAAAGAATATATTATGTTTTCATTCTTCAAAAGAAGTCCAGAGATAACAATAGATTGTTTCACAGCGCATCGTATGATTTTTGAGGTAACTCCTATTGTTCATGCTTATAAAGCGACACCAGAATGGTGGGACAATCTTAGGAAGCCAGAGGGAAATCCCTATAGGATTGTAAACAACAGAGCATTTAATAATGCAAATATGAAGACATGTTCTGGTTTCCTTGAACTTTATAAACGAGGAATTGTTCTAGAAAACTGGTCTGATAGAATTATTAAAATTGCTAACAACAGAATGGATACTTGGGCTTCGTTTGACACTGGTTGTGATATTCATGATAAGCAATTATATGGTGAAGGGTTTAAAAATTATTTTCATTTGAAATTAACTAGCCCATGGTTTTTTAAAGAAAAGACAGGTGTTAAGTTTGTTTTTCTTGGCGCTGAATGGAATTTAGAAGATTTCTATTTTAGAGTTCTTCCTGGAGTCGTTGATTATAAGTTAAACTCTTCGACTCACATAAATATGATGATTCCGAATTACACATCAGAATTTATCATTCCGATTGGTCTTCCTTTGGCTATTATGGTGCCTTTGTCAGAAAAGAAGGTAAAGATTAGACAACATTTGGTTTCGGAATACGAGTGGAAGAAAATGTCTTTCCATTCTCAAACAAGTTTTTATGGGTGGAGAAAATTCGTCCAGCTTGATAAGAGAAATCAAAAAAGAGAATCGAAATGTCCCTTCAGTTAATTCTCTCTCAGTCAAAAAAGAATTTGACTTTCTGACTAAATAAGGTATACTAAGAATATAAGAATTATTCCCGTGTAACTCAGTTGGTAGAGTAGGTCGCTGTTAACGACTTTGTCGGAGGTTCGAGCCCTTCCTCGGGAGCCATTATAGGTTGGTCGCTAAATAGACTCGTGCGGACCCACGGTCAGTTCGCTTTATGGAGAAAAACTATGAAGAAGATTGTTGCTGCTTTAGTTATCCTCGGTAGCGTTATTACGACTCCGGCTAATGCTTGGTATCGTGGTGGTTACTACGGTGGATATGGTTACGGTGGTTATGGCGCAGCTTATGGTGCCATGGCTGGTGCTGCTATTCTCGGAGGAGTAATCGGCGGCGCAATTGCTTCGCAGGGTTATGGATATAATCCTTATCCATATTACTATGGTCCTCGTTATCCATACGCTAATTCGCCATATTACTATTATCCTGGGAATGGTTATTACTACGGGTGGTAACAATGAGAAAGTTTCTAGTTGCTCTAGGGATTGTATTGGCTGTTCCTGCTTATGCGCAGGATAATATTAGTGTATGTAATAACTGTAAGATTACATACCAGCAGCCAGTAAAGAAAGTTGTAAAGACTGTTCAGGTTCCTGTTGCAGTTGAGTATGTTCCTGCTGGTCCTGGTCCTATTAGCTCTACAGTTATGGTTCCAGTAGTAGTTCCTGTTCAACCTGCACCGTTGGTTCCTGTTTATAATTCAGTACCAACACCAGAAGCTTCTAACATCTATTCGCCTCCGGGATATCCAACTAATGTTCCTGTGGCAACTTCTGGAAACTGTGCAATGTATGTTGATCCTTATGATTTGTTTGGCCAGCTATTCGGTGGAGCAGATCTGGTTCAGAGTTGTATGGTTCCTGCTTACTAATGCTGGCATAGCTCAGACGGTAGAGCAACTCACTTGTAATGAGAAGGTCGTGGGTTCGACTCCTGCTGCCAGCACCATTCGGGATTAGTTTAATTGGTAAAACTTCGGATTCTGACTCCGACATTCGTGGTTCGAGTCCATGATCCCGAGCCAAAAAGGATGTATTATGACTGAAGAACAACATAAAATTTCGGCAATTATCAAGATCGTTTGTTTCTTTTTATTGATGATTGTCGCTGGTTTTGTATTACAAGACCTATATACATTTGGTTAATGCGGGTGTAACTCAGGGGTAGAGTCACAGTCTTCCAAACTGTTGGTCGCCAGTTCGAATCTGGTCGCCCGCTCCAAAATCCGACGGAAAGAGATGGATACTTTCCGTTCACTGTATAAGGTAGGCATATCGCTTTATACAGACATAGGTAGAGGCAACCTGGAACGTCCTCTGATATGCCGTCTTATCCACTAAACCTGTCTCAACGAAATAGTGACTGGGAGAAGGTAGTAACTCCCGAGGATTATATTATGACTCGCGACAAGAAATATATGGACTTTGTCCGTAGACTCGCCACTTCCAACAACATGAAAATGAAACTCGCTGCTTGTCTCGTTATCCGTAACGAGATTATTTCAGTTGGACTAAACTCCGACAAATCTCACCCTCTGCAGAAAAGATTCGCAAAGAATAACGATGCGATCTTTAAACATGCAGAGGTAGATTGCATTATCAAAGCATTGAAGATTGTCGACGAAGAAGATCTTAAGAATGCCACTCTATATGTCTATCGTGTAAAGCGCAAGCACAAAGGAGACATGAACTGGGTAAGTGGTAGGGCGGAACCTTGTCCGGGATGTCAGAAAGCCATCGAACATTTCGGCATCAAGAAAACTGTATTCTCTCTAGATGAAGAGGACTCTTACGGAACCTTGTGGTGCTAACGCCTAAATAGGTGTATGGGAAATGTAAGAACTAGAATCACAAGGAAGGTTGGGCCTGTTAGAACTACTACCTCATGGGGTGGTAAAAGAGGCGTAACTACTTCTACATCTTTTGGTCTTAAAGGTAATATGAGAACTACCTATTCGACCAATCAAAAAACTGGAAGATCCAGAACGACCCAATCTATGAAGGTTGGGCCGAATTCATGGTATGTAACGAGTAAAACTACAGGTGGGTTTAGTAGAAAAAGAGGAAGAAAGGCTAAAGGTAGCCTCTCCGATTTATTCTGGACTTTAGTTATACTAGGAATTATTATTCTGGTTGTTTTATGAAGACTTTTGTTGTATAAATAAGTGTAGGTCACGGGAAGGCAATCCCTACCTACTCTAAACCTTACACGGAGGTCCAGCATGGATATTTATGACCCTATAGGGAAGGCACTAGGTCTTCCGCCATTAGAATATGAAATACCTCCATTAGAACCTTGGCAAACTATTCAAATATCTTCTGGATGGAATAGCGGTATTCCTCACACAGAAGAAACCAAGAAACTAATTTCTGAATCAAATAAAGGCAAAATAAAAACAAAACAACACAGAAAAAATATTTCTGATGGAATAAAAAATGGCAAACAAAAAAGTTTCGAAAACATAATTGCCGCAAATAAAAAAAGAAAAGGCGTTCCTAGAAAAGAAGCAGTTAAAGAAAAGATATCTAAAACTCTTTCAGGAAGAAAGAGACCTAAAGAAGTTGGAGAAAAAGTTTCTATAGCTTTAAAAGGAAGACCTTGTACGGAAGAACGTAAAGCTAAGATAAAAGAAACTTGTAGATTAAAAAGAGAACAAAAATTAAGTTCTGAAAATTCTTAGAACTTCTTCTACATAATCCTTTGTATCTTTAACAAAAAGCTGTGGGCTTTCATGGTCTACTGCTATCATCACAACTATTTGAGGAATTGTTATTTTATACATCCAAGAAAACATCATAGCGTAACAAGCTGTCTGTAAAAAATAACTGGTGATCCACTCTTCTTTTTTAAGTTTACGGCTTGTTTTAAAATCAACTATAGAAGGGACGCCATCAAACTCTGCGATCAAGTCGCATCTACCTGCTGTTTTTAAAACAGTAGAATAGAGAGGGAGTTCGATACCTAGGATATTATCTACGTATTTGTCTAAGAGCGTTTGAATACCTTTAAAAGCATCAATTCCAGAAGGCATAGCACCCCGAAGATGGTCCTCTTCATTGAGGACATAACGCTCGGCGATTGAGTGTACGGCGGTTCCACGACGAGCAGCCTGTGTAGAAATCTTCTGAGCCTCTTCTTCTCCGACACGTTTCTTCCACTCCATTAATGCTGTTTTGTCTAGTGCTCCATCTAATACGGTTGTTACCGAGCGAAATTTCTCTCCACTCGGTAACACATAATATCTTTTGCCATCAATGTTCTTCGTATCTATTTCCACTTCTGGAACTAGATTGTGTTTAAATAATTTACGTGACAATTCTCATTTTATCCTTCAGTATTATATATTCTTTAACAAGAGCAGATCTTACGATATCCTCTGCATTAAATTCAATCAAATCAAAAGATCTCATGTTCTTTACGACACGCATGAAATCAGTCAACCCGTTCTTCTCGTGCTCTCTTGTGAAGTCAGACTGTCTAAAGTCTCCACAGAATACAACTTTACAATTATGACCAATACGAGTAATAACAGAATCTAGCTCGTGAAGAGTAGCATTCTGCATTTCATCAACAACAACGATACAATCGTTAAGCGTAATACCTCTAATAAAAGAGGTAGAGATAAACTCAATAACATTTCTTCTTTTTAGGTATTCATACGCATCACCACGACCAAATAATTCTGTGCAAATGGCGTAGTAAGGCGCTTCATATACTTTAGTTTTTTCTCTGTCACTACCAGGAAGGAATCCCATATCTCTGGTAGGAACAACCGATCTTACAATAACAACTTTCTTGTAAATACATTCAGGATCGCTGAGGATCTGTTTTAAAGAAAGATATAATGCCATAAAAGATTTGCCTGTTCCGGCAATACCATGGAGCATTAAATTTTTATCATCATCAAATGAATCAAATGCTAACTTCTGATTCTGTGTAAGAGGATGAAAATGTTTTAGATTAAAATTTAATTTCTCTTGATAATTTTCTTTCGGTTGTTTTCCTTGTTGGCGAAGAAGTCTTTTTTCTTTACGAGTTAATCGACGTGTTGTTGTTTCTTCTTCCATTTTACCCCTTAGAATGTGTTGATGGTACTCCTGGTTATACCTTTTTGATTTCTCTTCTTAATATCTTTGAGCAGATCACGGAAACCATCTTCAGGTTTCCCCATTCCTCTGCCAGAAGCGATCATAGGAGCGCCATTTACGAGTTGAGTGATATGCGGATTTTCTTGCAAGTATGCATCAAGTTCCGATATCGACATGAAGTTTTCATACTCTTCGCCAGTATCATTATTTAAAAACTTATATGTGGGCATTAGCAAATAGCCATTGTTTGTGTGTTAGCATTAGTTTCGCATGTAATTGTCCATGGTGGACTAGAAGGCATAGGAAAAACTTCAGGATATACGCCACCTGGATAGGTTGGAGTAACTTTATTAAAGACTGTTGATAAGTGGTCTTGGATGATCTTCCACTGTAACTCGCCAGGAGGTTTTCCTGATGTGTTAAGTTCGTTAAATCCTTGTAGCCAATAACAAAATTGCAAAGGGTCCATTTTATTTTCCTGTAGAATCTAAGAATGGGCGCTTGACTGAAGTAGCATCCTTATACTTAGTCTTCATTGGAGTATTCTTGCCCATGGTTCCTGTGACCATGGGCGCACCGTTAATAAGAAGTTCGACATGCGGATGTTCTACAATCTTCTGTTCCATCTCAGAAATAGACATAAGCTCTTCCCACTCTTCACCAGTCTGATTATTACGTAGCTTGTAAATAGGCATCAATCATCTTCCCATGCATGACCACGAGTTGTGCCTGAACAGATATCTCCGATGTCAAAGTCTTCATCGTCTTCAACCAAAGCAGAGATATCCTTAGTGCGAAGAGCACGTTCTACACGCTTCTCTTTGCGCTTGTTTACACGATCACGTGGATCGTCATGATACTCTTCGTGATCTGAATAATCGTTCTTCTTGAACTTCTTTAACGCTGACTTGCTCATTCTGCGATTAACCCTGGTAGTGCTTCTTTTACGTGTTGAATGGTAATGCCAGGAAATGGCATCTTCTTATCCTTCATAGCTAGGACAAGCTTTGCATCGTCGGGATCTAGTCTCTCAAGAAACTCAACAAACATCATTTCACGCTTTGATTGATTGAGAGTTGGATGGAAACCTTCGACGAAATATCTAATCTTATCAGCTTCTCTGTGGAATACATGCTGCTGATCTACAATATCATTTGGCTTATATGGCGGTACTCCTTCTGGGAGAAGGAACTTGACATTAGGGTCAAAGACTGCTTGTAGCACAATACGTAGAGCCATAGTGTCATTAGCTTTTATATTATCAACCTTTTCTTGCGTCTTTTTTAATTTAGAAACCTTGTGTAAAAATTCATACATTCCAAGGACAGCCATTATTATCTCCTAAAATTCACTCAAATGTTCAGTAAGGTTTTTGAGTTTGTTTGCTATAAAGTAATTTAGTAGTTTGCTACGATCACGATTTGCCTGAGCTTCATATTGCTCCATAACTTTCTCACGAATAGAGTCAGGAGTAAAGCTAAGATCAATCAATCGTGCGTTACGAGAATAGTTACGGGCAGTGATTGTATCCATTTCTTCTAGATCAGTGCCCATAATCTTTTCCATCTTCTTCGCTGTTAGCGGTCTTTGCCGATCGCCGACAACAAAGCAATTATCAGGAGACAACACGTTAGGAATCCCATCCCCTGCATCCCCCTTAAGAATATGTTCATGTAGAAATCGTTCAGGATCATCGTGCGTTACCCATTTCTTACGAGTAGGATCGTATTGTTTTACGTTAGGGTAAACGTGCAACTGAATAAAATCTTTATCGCCAGACAGAATAAGAATTTTCTCACCAGTATTTAGTTCTGAGCCGAATTTAGAGACAAGTGTGGAAATAATATCATCAGCCTCTGCAGACTCAACATCAATAACTCGATAAGGAAAATACTCCTTGAGTTCTGCACGAATCTTATTAAGACATTCGAACAGAGCCTTCCAGTCGAGTTCTGACTTCTCGATATTCTTTTTACGATTGGCCTTGTAATAAGGAAAGATCTGCTTGCGCCAGTAGTTTGTATTATCGCAAGCAATAATCATTTCGCCATATTCATCAGAGAACTTCTGACGAT